GCCGCGTTGAGCGTGGACTGGTATTCGCGCTCCGATGCTTCCGCCTTATCAGCGGATGCTTGCTTTGTTGCCATGTAACCCAACCTCTCACTGCTCCCGGTATCGTCGGGACTACGACTGCCCCGTATCGTGAGGCGAACGACGCCCGTTAATGCCGGCGGCGCATTGCTCGATATCGCTCGGAGCCAGCGGGCGAGATGTAGGGAGGTCTCGCAACCTCACGCCGCTTTCGTGCGGCGCCAACGAATCATTCCTGACGACGCAATGAGGATGGCAAATTTGCCTCTTCCTCGGGCCCCAATTTCCTATTCTCGTCCAAATAGGCCATCTCGATATAGTTCTCACGGGTTACCGGGATGCCGTAGCGCTTCATCAGAGCCAGCACCGGGTCGGAACCATGACGGGTTGCGGATGCCCCCTGCGAGGTCGTGGATGGCTTCCCGGGTGTCATTGAGGTTCGCCCTTCCGTCGCGATATTGCCTCCAGATGGCATCTATCTTAGCATTGTTGGCTGCACTCTTAAAGGTGTCAGGAAACATCCCACGGATGGCTTCCCATGTGATCGACTGCATCTGTCTCGGCAGCAGCCCACGTTCTGCCGCGGCCCTGCGGTAGGCCTCGGCATAGAGCGGATAAGTACCTTGGATGCCGGTATTAGCCGAGCCGCCCGCGGATGGAAGTCCGGCGCCGGGATAATTCGCAAAATTATGAGCAACCTCAAGCGAATCTCCTGATAACGGGCGTAGTAATCCCGCCGCGACGGCATGAGTGTCGATGGTTACATCACCGCGGGGCGAATTCGGATCGAGTAGATTGTTGTAAAAATTACGCACTTTGTGCTTCTCGCCCATCAACTTGCTAACCCCCTCGGGGTCGTTCTGGATGGACCGGATAGCCTTGCTTATTTCAGTCAGCGACCCCCACCCTGCCTTGGACTCGCTGCCTGGCAGCCCTGCCTTTACCTGTTTGCCGGTTGGTTGATTGGTCATCATCTCGCCGAACCCGCCCTCAGGCGTTACCAATGGGTAGGACGGCGAATTGTGTGCCTGATCGTGCAGGCGCACCCATAAAGCCTTCAGACCAGCCTTTTCTGCGCCAGTTGCATCCATCTTGTCGATGTCGCCGAGGCTACGTCCCTTGATGTCGTTGAACATTCCTTGGTATTTTGGCTTGTTCAAAGACGGGAGAGAACGGAACGTTTTAACCATCTCAGGCGTCATCGTAGCTCCTTGGTACCAATTCTCGCCGCTGCCCTTGAGAGTATGCAAGACACGATTGGCGAGCGAGACATTTTGATACCAGTCCTTCTGCGGCGACAATGCCGCAAGCGCGCCGGCCGCAGCTGAGTCGCTGACGTCATATTTCTTGGCCCAGTCTTTTACGATCTTATTGCCTCCCTCGTACCAGAGTTGGCTGCGCGCCGCTACCTCAGACGGCACCTGATCATGAAGCCACAGCAGGTTGTCCTTGACATGATCGATGAACGCCTCCGATACAGTATCCGCGTCCTTCTTGATGATCTTCTTGGGCAAATTTGGGTAGTTCCGAACCAGATCGACGTTCTTGTCGTGAAGTTCCGGCGTCGCCCGCAATGAGTCCATGTCGACAATGCGTGGCGCTCCAGGCTCGCCGACGGCGATCTCGTTCTTTCCGGTCGGCAATCGGGTGTCGATCCAGTCTGGATGCGCCTCAGCCGCCGCTTCAGCCTTACGCGACGCAGGACGTGCCATCGCCCTCCCGCCGGCCATCCCCAGAGCTCCGCGCTCCGCCGCTAGCATGCCGCCGCCGGGCACCAGCGCAGCCATGTCACCCAGACGCCCCATGCCCTCAGGGCTATTGGGGTCGACATCGCCCTTGTATACATCTCGTGGTAGTGTCAGACCGCTGCGGATGGTATCCGCTATCCGGCCAGGCCATGTCGCAATGCGGTTGAGAACCGGAGCAAAACGGGATTGCCGCTCCGGCTGGTGCGTCATCGACGCCGCCAGTTCAGCGTCCGGCGATGCGGCGGACTGTTGCTGTGCAAGGCCCAGCCAATTGTTGATAGGCCTCGCAAAATTGGGCGTCGGAAAGTCAAACCGATCATCGGGCACGTCATGTCACCTACCAATGATAGGCCGTGATCCGGTGCGGAGCCGTCGCCGCAATCCAACTGACCGACGTCGTCAACGGGCCAGGGCAAGCGATGGCCTGACCGGCCGGTATCGGAATGGATGTACCACCAGACGCAGCAACAGCCGCCACGCCCGTGAAGTCCACCCATATCTCCTCCGAAGCACCGATGTTCTGATCGGCCGCAGTTGATGGGTTGATGATGGCGCATGACCGCGTGACCTCGCCGCGGGCAAATAACGGCTGAGCTGTCGCGTTTACCCCCAAGATCGCCGGCGTGCCCGACACCCCAGACGGGACCGGAGTGACGGGAACCTGCGCCAGAGCCGCGGCAACCCATGCCAGAAGAACAAAGGCAACCGCTATCCCGGATCGTCTCATCATCATATTCTGGCCTCCGATTGCTTCGGCTTGCTCTTGATCGCCTGCCGCCGTGCGGCGTGCTCGGCCTGCCGCGTTTCATGCTGCGCCGCTAATTCACGCATCTTGTAGGCGTGATCAGCCGCGGCCTGCGCCATTTCCATCCTGATCTGCTCGCGCTCGGCCTGCGCCTTCTCGCGCTGTAGCTGGGCGTCCTGCTGCCGGGCAAGCGCGTCCTGCTGCGCATTGGTGATCTCGGCCTGGGCCGCCATGTGGGCAACCGCAGTTTCGGCTTGGCTCTTCTGTTGGGCCGCCTGGGCGTCAATCTGCGCCTTCTGGATGTCGATTTGGCCCTTCTGCTGGGCCGTCTGCGCCTGCACCATAGCAGCCTGCATCTTCGGATCGGGCTTCTGCTGCTGCGAAGCCGCCGCCAACTTCTGCTCGATATTCTTCTTGAATGTGCTCGGCAACGGCATGAATTCCAGCTTGATCTGCCACGGAATGGTCGGATCGTCCTTGATCGAATTGTACGTGTCCTGCATTAAGTTTTCAACGTCCGGTCCCTCGTCCATCGTAATCTCGACGTTGAGATTGCCGATGAAATTGATAAGGGTCGGCTGTCCCCACTCATCAAGAATGGGCTGTCCCCATTCATCCCGGTCAATGCCATTGATCTGTAGAAATTGCGCAAAGTTCTGGTTGTCGCTAATTCTGAGATATCGTTCCTTAGTCCATGTCCGCTGCGTAATGTTCCAGATCGCCTTGTAAACCCTAATCTTCCAGGCCCGATAGTTGCGCAGAAACGTCCCCAGCTCGGCAATGCCGGCCTTCTGCAGCAGATTGATCGCCACCCCCGAGTGCGTATCGACCTCCTGGCCCATCAATGCCGGATTGATGTTCACGAAGCTGTCGATCTCCTGCCGGGCGTCCTGCATCAGCGCAAGCTGCTGCGCCAGATCAGCCGCAGTGTCGTCAGGCTTCGGAGGATCAAACCCCATATTGAACTCGACATAGCCGTCAGGCCGCGCGTACTCCCGGCGCGCCGTCTCGACGCTGTCGACCGCGCCCTTCTGCGCAATCAACCGCGTCACGTTCGACATGAACAACGCCTTCGAACGTCGCTGGTTGAGCTCGTCCTGCGGGCCCTTCAAATTACGTACAAACCCGTATCTATCGCCGTCATGGTCGACCGCGGCCGAGAACATGATGAACCGCGACATCGGCTTGTTGCGTTCGTCCAGGAACGGCGACACGCCCTGCGCCAGCAGGATCATTGAGCAATAGAACGCCCAGTACCACTTGCCCTTATGCCGATACCAATGTTCGACGAGCCGCAGCCGCTTTTCATTGACGTATATCCACTTGAACTCGATATCCGCATGCGTCGTCAGGTCAAAGCCCGTCTCAACCATGAGCGTGCGGAGCTCTTCCTCACGATCCGGGAAAAGCTCAATCGCGGCCTCAACATCAAGCCACTTCGCCAGCCCATGATAACGGCAATCCGAAAAATCCGGCTTACGGGAACGAGGATCGTAAAACCAGTCATCCCCGTAGACGAAATCCATGCCCACGTCCGGGTCTTCATGGTCGCCCTCAATCAGCTTCAGCTCGACGCCGCCGATGCCCTCAATCCCCGCTTGGCCGGCGCAGTACGGATCGAGGAACTGCCACTCATTGCCCTCAAGAACCGAGCGCACCGCCTGCGTCGCAATCTCGGCCCCGTCCGCATTCCTCGGATTCTTCGGATACGCCTTCGGGTCCTGCCGAAGCCGCTGCACCATACCAACGATGCTGTCGATCTTGCGATTGATCCGGTTGAACGTGATAATAGGCTGGCGGCGCTTGCGGAGGATTTCTATTTCCTCGGGTGACCATTGAGCTCCGTGATAGAGGTGACGTGAATTTTTTTGTTCTTCGTACTCAGGAGTCTTCGCGGTTAAGTAGTCGAGATATTGCTGACGCAACCTAGAGACGGGCCAGAAGCCCTCTTCTGAACTGCTGAAGTCGTAATCGTCGTAGGACTCAGTCGTCCATGTCCTTCCTAATGTGCCGTCCGCTGAACTGACCTGGGGCATCTATCGCCTCACACAATAAGGCTGCGACTTCATCGTGCCCCTTGGCGCCTTTGGCGCAATTACACGATGGACACAATAATTGGATATTAGATGGCCAATTCGAACCACCCCGAGCCAATGCAACAATATGGTCTGCGTGATATTTTGCACCCAATTCCTTACGGCAATAAATACAGCAGCCATGTTGGCGCTGAAATATCTCTTGAAGATCAGATGCAGTGTATCGTCCTTCAGCATTTCTGACCCTTGCTCGACGCCGAGCCCTGCTTGCGCGTAAGAAATCTGGATTGTTGATCCGCCATTTCTCAAGCGATTCTAAATGTAAATCGGGATTGGCGTCTTTCCATTTCTCTCTGGATTCCCGCAATTTCTCTTTATTGAGTTCAGACCATTTTTTACGCGTCTCTTGGTGGCGTTCTTTGTTTCTCTCAATCCATTCCTTAGTCCATTTTAGCTTTTTCTCAGGATGCTTCTCTCGAAAGCGTCGATCAGCCTCTCGTGCCTTCTCTGGATTGTCCCGTCGCCACTCTCGCTTCTTCGATCTTGCCTTCTCAGGATCTGCCTCATGTCGCCGTTGGGCACCTGCATTGACTTTGTCTCGGTTTTCCAAATGCCATCGATTGACATTCTCTCGCTGGCAAACAATGCATGGACCACAAACCCAGCGCTCTGCTATGTGCCCTCTTTTGCACGGCTTCCCTGTGAAGTACCGCTTGAGCCCGAGCCGCTTGGCTTGTGCCCGTGTGACAATATGTCTATCTTCCGCCTCAGTCATGTCGGGTGCTCGTTCCACTCGATGTGGTCAGGGGCGATGGGGGCGCCGCATGCAACCCCGTCGCCCCGTTGTTTTATCCTGCTTCGCCCTGCCGGGCAATTGGCGTTTTTACGAGACGGCCATCCTTATCTCTGACCCATCCGTCAAGCTCCAATGCCATTCTTACACAATGGTCTCCTTTGCAAAGGTTGACCATGGTGCATCTTCCATACGGACATTTTATCATGCATTGATCCTCAGATACGCAGGCGTCCCCACGATCTCCTGGCGGCGCTCGCGCCATATCTCAAGCACTGGGCGCAAGTCCTCTGGCCTGTCGTAGCCTTCCGCGATCATCTTCAGCACAATCACGGCGCCGTACTCGTGGACGAGGGCGCGGAAGCCGGGCCGCAAATCGTCGAGCGGCTGCATGACCTTGATGGAATCGACGTTCATTTTCGACGCTCGTGAAGAATGACTGTTTTAAGCATCGCCAACGCCTCGGAAGTCACTTCATCACGAAAGCTTGGCAAATAAATCCACGCCTTATCTAGAGCGCTTCTCGCGTAATCGGCAATGCGGCGCGCCATGCCGGCAAGATCGTCATCATTCAAAGTCAGATCACGTTCGCTCATTGCCGCCCCGATGCCACTTCGACAAAGAAAGCCTGCACCTCGTGCATCATCGCATCAATGCGGTTGATGTCTTCCGGCGTCGCCGTGTCGGGATGATCCTCGTCCAATACATCCGAGTAGACAAGGCTATCGAGCGACGTCTTGGCGCCGGCGTAGAAGAACCGCTTGAACGTCTTCACAAGATCAGGATGCGTCTCTGGCGGGACGTTCTGCTCGAGCAAATTGCGCCATGCGGCGTCGATCACATTAGATACCGTGATAGTCTTGGCTTTGTGCGCTGTCATTATGCATTCCCCGTCGTCTGGATGAACCCGAACCGCAGCCCGGTGCGCAGTATGATCGACCTGAACGACACCTCGTGCATCTCGCCAAGCTGGAACGCAAGTGTGCAGCCCGACGTAGTGCGCATGAAATGGCGACCAACAGGGCTCCATAATCCCAACAGTTTCACTGCGTTTATTGTTTCGCGTTCTCTGTGGTTCATGGATACGCCAACACGGCAGCCAAGCCGCCGGCCTTGTGCTCTCCCTTTCCGCCCAGCGCCTTCACGGCGCTCGCCAGCCGCCCCTGCGGGATGGAGATATCCTCAAGCGATCCAGTGTGCTCGCCCTTCTTGTTGAACTCCGCCATCTTGCATGAGCCATCGGAAGCATTCTCCGTCCCAGCCCATGCCTTCATCAGACGCTCGCCGCGGTGGTGAGTCACGACGGCGATCTTGCCGGGATATTTCTCTAGCACATGCAGCAATTCGGAGAAAAACCGCAGGCGAAATGTGTTGAAACTCTCACCCTCGGGCAATGCCTTGTCGGGCTTATGCTCCGCATATTCGCACAGCACAGGGATAGCCTTCGAGGTCACCACACCGGACCAAGTGCCTACATTCCACGGACGAAATCCCTTCGTCACAAGAGCCACCTTCATCCCGAGCTCCTTGGCGATGATCTCAGCCGTGTCATGCGCCCGCTTGAGATCCGAGGTCACAATCACGTCGGGCTTGCGATGCGCCATCTTCTCGGCGATGCGGTACGCTTCCTTGCGGCCGTCATCAGACAGCGGAACGTCCTTCCAGCCGCGGATGCGGTCAACTGACACGTCATCGTTGTTGAGGCTGGTCGCCCCGTGGCGGATGAGTTGGATCGTCCGAGTGTTGTAGGGCATATCAACCCACATAGTCCTTCGCGATCCGATCAACCTTCGGACGAGGCTTCGTCAGCGGCTTGTCGTCACGGTCAGCTTTCCCAGCTTTCCCGACCAGTCCCTCATAGTCGTCCATATCGAGGATTTCGCTCGCCCGCATCGCGCGCTCGGCGACGTCGTGCAGAGGCAAGTCTGACTTCGCGTCCTCGCGAGCATATTCCAGCAGGCGAATGAACAGCGGCACAGTCATGCGGATGCAGTTCTTCATGCCGATTTTCTCCAATCCTTGACAGTAGTCACGAAAGAAGAAAACACTCTCATCTTAACTCCTGAAGAAGAAACAAAATAAACAACCGATTCACCACTGTCGGGAATGCAGTAAATCTCAAGATCAGCTAAATCATCAGAATGGCCATTATTTTTCATCCAATCAGAAACATCCCTTGCCAACTGCTCAGCATCCTCTGTCTCACATCCAGAGTGTAAGCCGCCCGGAGCCGCAATTACACTCAAACAGACAATCGCCGAACCCTTCTGCCAGTCCTTCACCAAGGCAAAGACCGCTTGCCGCAATTCATCATCGTAAATCGGACTGGTGGCAATGATGCCGCGCTCGCTCATGCCGCCTTCCTCGCCTTCTTCCTGGGCTTCTTGTTGTTGAACGCCTCACGGCACACACTCGAACAATACAGCGCATTGAGCGTGCGACGCGGATCGATGGAGTGGCCACAGTTCTTGCATTTGCGATCATTGGCCATGGATCACCGCCAACGGCATGTGAAGATCGCCGTAGCGACGATGCCCATCAGCCTCAGGCCGCCTCTTTCGGGTCCGTCGTCCATCGCGATTCCTGGCTCTGCCGCTCAGCCCACTCGTTTACCGCCATCACGATCTCGTCAGCGTCGCCATCGCCCAGACCGGAGTGCGTCAACACAATAGCACGCCGCAAGCCCGACTGATAGACGATGCCAACTTGCTCCCGGCCGTCCTCGTGCTGGATGCGGTAGAAGTTAACCGCGGCGCTCGGCGGCAGGCGTGCATTGATAGCGCGGGCGAGGCCGAGAAGGTTGGCGTCGGGAGGGAGCGTCTTGGGCTTCATCGCGAGAATTCACGTTTGATCGATTTCCATGCCTCAACATAGAAAGCGGGGCAGCACCAAAAGAACCATTTGCCAAGCCACTCGCCATGGCGGCGACCAATCGCTTCCCAATCGCGCTTTGGCATCAGAGCACCTTGAAGTTCGAAGACGGTATCTCTTCACCCGGAGGCCGATAGGCGTCCTTCACAGGCTCGGGCGCAAGCTTGGTCTTGAGCCATGGGCGGGACAAGCAGGCGTAGCGGGCATCATCTGCGCATTGGGCAGCGATCATCCCGTTAGCCATCTCAAAGTTGCCCGTGTCTGGAACCGTAAAACAGTAAACATCAGCGCGACTTGTTTCGTTCACGCCAGAACAGATCGGTCCTAGTGCGAGCGCTGTTGATGCCACTGCAGCGGTAGGAGCAACGCTTCTGTTTGCTATATTTATTGGTAACGAAGCTTTCTCCGCATTCAGCACAAATGCGCTTCTCATCATCCACTCCAGATGCTCTGCGCCATCGCGACTTGCAGGCATTCGAGCAAAATCTATTGCTGTCCCCTGGTCGTCCATTAAATGTTGCGTTGCAGGCTTCGCATATTTTTTGCTCTTTAACGTGGATAGCGGCGGCGCAATGCTTCTCATAATGCTCGCGATGCCAAGCAATTCCTTCCGGAGATCCGTGCCACTCACGAGCAGCCTCGCGAGCGCACTCGATATAGATACGCCCTCTAGCGCCAGTTTCGGCCCCATGCTCGCCGGATTGATGAGCGTTCGAAGACATGCAGTCAAGATTTGCAATTGCATTGTTGTGGCGGTTACGATCTTTGTGATGGACATGCCACCCCTTCGGGATTGCGCCATTGTTGGCAATCCAAACAAGGCGATGAAGGAGGCCGCCCGGTCCTCGATAGTAGCGGCCTCCACAGAAATAATATCTCTTGCCGTCAAATTCTTGGGCTGTGTTTGTGATAACGACAGGATCGCTGATCCCAGAAGATTGCTCGCCGCCATCCACCCCCTCGCCGTCAGAAATTGATGGTCTGATGTACATCGTATCTCTGCCCCATCGCTGAAATTCAGGCGCACCATCTCTTGATCGTGCTTAATGAGCCTGACTGATCGGAACCGGTGCCATTCGCCATCATGAGATCGCACAAGACCGGTTTTCCCCATCAGTTCAGCGAAAGAATACAGCCCTTCCGAAGTCCTGACAAGCGTATCGCTACTAAAGCAGTGATCCTCGGCCGACTTTTCAATATCTTCGGGCTGTGCCGGGTCATGCTGCAGTGCGGGAATGGTGCGGATCGAATTCAAGCACGTAGAAAACCAGAAGATCGTCGGATGCGGATCGTCCGCCGTTCCCGTCCCGATCATCCTCTGCCTCACAATGTCCCAGCCGCTCATCGGCCCGCTGCCATGCCCAGCGATCTTCGTCACCCTGGCATTATCCGCCTTGCGAAACGCCGGCAGCTTGGCCTTGACGAGCTTCGTATTAATCCGCTCCGCAATCGACGGTCCACCATCCTCCTTGAACGTGCTCGGGTCCAGGACCGCGTACGCAAGTCGTGGATCGTCCTTCTCGCGTTCGATAATCCGATCTGCTACCTGCTCTGCCGTCAGCTTTAGGCCCTTTCCTGGGCCGCTGGCGATGTAGTCCTCGCGGTAGCGGACGAGGGCACCGCGGGGGAGCAGTCGGGTTCCCAGTACGTTATGGCCGGGCGCCAATTTTTCATCGCCTCGTCGAATTCCTCCTCCGTCAGTGAGCACTTCATCAATGGCAATTCCACCGTCGCCGTCAAACAATTTGTAATCGTCCTGGACGACGGCCCACCAGCCAACGCTTCCGGGACTAGCCGAGCCCCAGTCAGCGCTGCGAAAGCGCACCCAATCCTTTGGAACAGCGAACGGCGCGATAACGTGCTTGCGGTGCTGCCAACAGTCAAAGAAGGCGCCCTCGACGACATCCCAGTCTCCCCATCGCATGGCGGCAACGAGCGTCGCCGAGCCAAGGCCTTCCAAACGCGCCTCATATTCTGGATCATCGTGAACCCCTATCTCGTTGTCCTCGAGCCGAGCCGGGATGAGCTGCCGCAGCATCCCGCCCTCGGACGCCGGCATCAACCTGATCTTCAGCGGCTGATCACCTTCAATAAACGTCCGCTTGACCCATAGGTGGCCGATGTTGCCAGGATTAGCCCCGCATAGAATCCGCGGGAACCGGCCCTCATACTGCTTCGGCAAAGTAATTCCGACCATGCGCACACGATTTCTCAAGAAACGGTACATAGATTCAGTCCAATGTGTAAGTTCATCGATTAATAAAACGTGCGATTCTACTCCTTGGTATTTGTATATATCTGTCTCGTGCTCACAATGACACAGATATACCTTGCTTCCATTCCAGAACCGTATTTCGTTCTCAACAATCCTGCATATTCCAGTAGATGTCCACGGCGCCAGCAGCGCCCGAAACCCCTTAGGACCTTCCATATGATTTTTAACGAGATCATCACGGA